GGACTGGTGGAAGCAACTTGATATCTTGGGCAAGGGCGAGGGCTCGCTGAAGCCACCGGACGTCAAGGGAGCCATCCAGGACAAGTTTGCTCCGTTCTTTCCAGATAAGAGCCCTACGTTTAATGAACGCTTTCGTGGCATGCGCGCCGCGCCGCTCCAAAATCAGCTCGGAATGCCAGAGGCGGTACCGGGTGACGCAGACTTCGGCAACAGATGGCGAGGCAGCATTGAGGATCGTCGCGGCGAGGACTCCGACAAGCTTATGCAGGAGAACAACGAGCAACTCAAGGGCCTCAACGATAAGCTCGGGCTGCTCTCCGCTGACGGAGGCGGAGGTGGCGGAGCTGGCGCGGGCGGTGGCGGAGGCGGTGGCGGAGGCGCTGGAGGCGGCGGTGGAGGGCTCGGGCTGTTCTCTGCCGGTGGTGGCGAGGGCGGCGGAGGGATAGCCGGTGTTGGCTCGATGCCCAAGATGCTTGGAGGCGGTGGGGCCGCTCCCTATGGCTCTCGCGTCGGACCCGGGCGACACAGCGGAGGCGGCGGGGCTGGAGGAGCGCCTTACGGCAGCTCCGTCGGGCCTGGCCTTGGCGACCAAAACTTCGATCCTTCAAGCGGCGGTGCCGGATATCTGGCTCACATGAGAGAGCCGTTCGCCAGGGAGCTGGCTGAGCACCCGGAGACCAGGAGACTACTGGGTGCGGTGACCAGCTCTGAGAACCCTGGCGCAGGCTCTGCGGTGATGGAGAGCCTGATGAACAGGACCATGCTGGTCAACGAGAGGAGAGCCCAGCGAGGTCTGCCGCCTCTAACCCTCCACGATATGGTCGCTGGGACGCCTTCGATCGGAAGAGGTAAGAGTTTCTATGGCCCAGTTCGTACAGGAGCCATCAACTCTCATCTCCGCAGGATGATGAACGATCCTGCATACGCTGCGAAGATGAATGCGTTGACCGACAGAGCCTTGGCCGGCAGCGATGTGATCCGCGGCTATACCGACCAGGGCAGCGCCGGCGATCCGAACTACATCACCGGTGGTGTGGGCGTGAACATCAACAGGGAGAGGTTCAACGACTGGGGTTTCCCGGGAGCCAGAGGCTTCCGCGAGAGACTGGAGGCCAACAGAGCCGCTGCTGACCGCGCTGCGATAGACGCCAAGACCAATACGGTAAAGGTCGAGGGCTCCGGCACCCTGACCGCCAACATCAACGCTCCTCCGGGGACTACCGCGACCATGGAGGGCGACGGCCTGTTCAAGAAGACGGAGGTAAACCGGAGTACCCAGATGGCGCCGGCGTCTGCGGGTCCCGCCATAGGTGCCGGTAGTTCGTAAATGTCAACGATAAGAGACATCCACCTGCCTTTCCGCGACAACTGGGTGCCTGCGTCTTTCCGCAACGCCCCGTTCTTCGTCAACGTCGGCAACAGAGACAACGGCAGAAGGATCATCACCCACGAGTTTCCCAAGAAAGAACAGCCGTACTCTGAGGATATGGGTCGGAGGGCGAAGAGTTTCTCGATCAGAGCGTACTGCATCACCAGTCCCAGTACGCTGGATGGCGACAACGCCAATCTCTATAACTTGGATTATCGAGTCGTCAGAGACGCGCTGCTGACCGCCCTGGAGACCATCGGTCCCGGTACGCTGATCCAAAACACTCTGCCGTCAGAGAACGTAGTCGTAAATAGATACAGGCTCACCGAAGAGGAGCGCTTCGGAGGTTACTGCGTCTTCGATATAGATTTCGTAGAGTATGGCATTCCTCCGCAGTATCTGACACCAACTCAGAATACGGCAACGGTCTTGAACAGCTCGGCAGATACGTTGAGAGACCAGACCTCGCGAGGTATGGCTGGAGACAACCCGCCGCAAGAGAACCCTACGTTCAACGACCGCTTCGGGTCCTGGCCACAGATCATGAACATGGTGAGGTGATGGAGAAGCCGGACGCACTGGAGGCCGAGGGCATCGTTCAGAGAACGCTGATCAATCTGCTCGGCGCCATAGACAGCGGTAGCGGTCAGGCTGCGATCAATGCCAAGGTGGTGTGCGGGTGGACTGCGGCCAATGCGCTCCAGCTGCTCTACTATGATCAGCTCGGACAGCCGCTGGATATGTGCTTTGATCTTGTGAGAGTGGCCGGTGCCACTCTGCCGAAGATGGAGACCGTTAGAATTGCCCTGGACGTAGAGTCGCCTGTGTCGCTGGGTGCGACCATGATCAGGGACAGGAGCATCAACTTCGCTCTAGCCCAAGAGGGCAAGATCATCCTGGCCATGGAGTTCAACAGCAGGCAGGACGTCGAGGCGATCATCTATGCCATTCAGGCCCCGTTCGACAAGGCCGAGGAGATCGCTGCAGACACTATGGACCCGATGGACTTCAGGGCCATCGTAGAGTTGAGAGCAGCCATAGTCAATCATCTTGTCTCTACGGCGAGACCCCTGCCGACCGTGCTGACATACTGGTTCGCAACCCCGCTGCCGAGTCTGATCATCTCCCAGCGACTCTACGGAGACGCCAGCAGGTACGATCAGATCAGGAACGAGAACAAGGTGGTCCACCCGGCGTTCTGTCCGCAAGAGGGCCAGGCTCTGTCCCAATGAACAACATCGTCAAGCCATTTCCAGGCGGCAGCTATGCCGTTCCAGTGAGGTCCTCCAACGCGCAAGTCGCGCAGGAGCAGGCCACGCTGATCGTAGACGGAATAGACTTCCAGGACTGGGAGAGCGTATTAGTTCAGATGCGCTGGACCGACGGCTGGTCGTACTTCAAATTTACCAGCGTGGAGCGCGACGCGCCTCCCTCCAATCTCTTGGCTCCATCGGCTCAGTGGTACCAGAACCCCCAGTTTATGACCGGCACTCCGTGTGAGATAAACCTCGGAGGTGTCAACGTGATCAAGGGTTACATCGAGCAGCGCCAGGTCGCCTATGACGCCACGCGTCACGGCATCGAACTCCAGGGCAAGAGCTGGACCGCCCCTGTGGCCAGGAGCAGCGTCAATACGAAGAGCGGCAGCTTCGACGGTATGACCTGGAAGCAGGTCGCCGACAAGGTAGTGGCTCCCCACGGCGTATCAGTCATTCCGATCGGTACGCTGAACAGCATTCCGTTCGATAAGCTTCAGAACCAACCAGGTGAACCGATCTGGGACTTTCTGGAGAGGATCGCGCGACCGAGGGGGATCATCCTGGGTAACGATAGCTTCGGAAACTTTCTGGCGATCGGCGATCACAGCATGCCGGTGGTCAACACCCAACTCATAGAGGGCCAGAACATCAAGCGAATGCAGTGCATCTTCACCAAGGAGCACATGTACGAAGAATACAACGTCACTGCCCAGACCGCCGCCAGCGACGGTAACGCCTTCACCGCGGCCAGCGAGCTCGAAGGAAAGTGGGGAGGCACCGGCTACAAGGGCAGCCTGCTGATCACCCCGTCGGAGCAGCCCGTGAAGAACGTCCAGGAGGTGATCGATAGAGCCAAGAATGAGGCGCTGTGGCACGAGGGACCTCAGATCGAGGCTCACGTCACGGTTCAGGGCTGGTTCAGGGACGGCACCAGTCTGTGGTGGCCAGGAGACAACGTATTCGTCTACTCTCCGATGTGCCCTCTGAACATGATGATGAAGATAGAACAGGTCACGTTCACCCAGGACAACGACTCTGGGACGGAGACCACGCTATTGCTCAAGCAGCCCTGGGCGCTGAAGGACAATACGGACCACGATGTGTCTCAACCCAGCTCGGCGACCCAGGCACCGCCTCCCTCGGACGACGCGATAACGCCAGAGGACTAGTCATGCACAGAGCCACGCCAGCCAATTCCTCGTTCAGAGCCTACGTCGCCGGAGGGTCCAGGGCCACCATCCCTCAGGTCGACGATACCAAGCTGATGCAGGAGAGCATGGGTAACTTCATGGTCAACGAGGCCAGGAAGGCCGTCGAGGCTCCCCAGAACTACGGCTTCACCAGCGTAGTCATGGACGCGACCAAGGACGCCATGGGTAAGATCCAATCTTGCGCGGAGAGTTTCGTTAGCTTCATGGGAGGCAACAGAAGCTTCCCGGTGTTCGGCAACATGGACGATCGTCGCCACAGGCTGATCGAGCTGGCCAAGGGCGATACCGCGATGTTCAGAACCAAGCAGGACAAGCAGCAGTTCCACATGACCACCGACG